GCAAACACTGCTACAATTATCCCGATTTTTTCCATCAAAAAGCACCGCTGATTTTTTTCTCACTTTAACATATCGACAACTCTTGCGCCACATCTGACATTCGTGTTAACACAGTGTGAAAGATGGAGGATTATATGCCAGAATTGAAGCAAATTGGCCCGCGTATACGTGAGGATGTTTACGAGGCGCTGCACGATTACAGCGACAAAACGCGCATGAGTATGTCGCTGATTGTTGAACTCTCGCTGAAAGATTTACTGAAACAAGCAGGTTACGAGTTCAAAGATGATCATCGGAATTGATTGCGGATATCGTACGGGTGGCGTCGCACTTGTAGGCGATGACTGGTCAGAGGTTCACGACTTACCAACATACGATGAGGGTGGAGTTGACGTTACGTCACTAATGGATATCATGACCTCAGTCGAAAAAGTTGATCACATATACATTGAGAGACAACAGGCCATGCCAAAGCAGGGCGTCGTCTCCACGTTTAAGTTGGGCTACGCCTTTGGCCAGATCGTGTCTACATGCGCGCTGTCGCGCTCTCCGTATACACTTGTGACGCCAAATAACTGGAAGCGTGCGCTTAACTTACCGCGCGACAAGGACGCAGCACGCAGGCTTGCGCAGCAGTGGTTTCCGGATCTCGCAAGCCAGCTAAAACGTAAAAAGGATGAGCACCGCGCGGAGGCATTGCTAATCGCGTTGTTCGGGAAGGGGAAAGCACAATGAAAACGGCATTATACAGACAATACAGTAAAGAGGGAAAGCTGCTTTATGTGGGCATTTCGCTTGATTATGCAAAGCGCATAAAGCAGCATTATAAAGGATCAGCATGGTTTTTAGACGTAGCCGACATAAAGTTGGAGTGGTTTGACACCCGAGATGACGCTTTAAAGGCAGAACGCGATGCCATTAAAAAAGAAAAGCCAGAGTGCAATATTATGCACAACAACGACGATGACGATGTGTTCACTGTAAGTAGTGATGTTCGCGACTTTCAGGGGATGAGCGCGCAGATCATGCGGTATATTGAAGGTCACAGGAAAATCTTTTTAACCAAGGGTGAAGTAGCGAAGTGCATAGGTGTTGCATCAGGCGCGATTAATGCTTGGATTGATAGTTCAAAACTTAAGCCGATGAAGCCTTTTGCGCCAGAGCGCAGTGCTGAACTTTATTACATTGATGACGTCATAGAGTGCATAAACACCGTCGTATCGGAGCAGAGAAATGCCAGTTAATCACGACTTATCAAACGCGGAGTATCACGCGCTGCCGCATCTGTCCGCGTCAGGCGCAAAGACGATCGCGATGCAGTCGCTGGCCGACTTTAAGCACGGGGAGCGCAAGGAGACGACGGCGATGATCGTTGGCACCGCAGTGCATACGCTCGTGTTTGAGCCAAACCTAGCGGACACTATTTGGCAATGGGATGGGCGTCGCGCCGGCAAGGAATACAACGAGTTCAAGGAAAGCGCCGACGAGGCTGGCGCGATCATCTTGAATACGAAAGAATACGATCAGGTGAGCCGCATGGCAGAGGCGGTACGCGCAAACCCTGCAGCCGCCGAGATGCTGTCCGGCAACCTCGTCTGCGAGGCAAGCGTACTTACGCAGGACGCGCTGACAGGCGTGGATCTGCGGGCGCGTCCAGACGGGTGGCGCACAGACATCGCATGCGTACTTGACTTAAAGACGACCATCGATCCATCGCCGGAAGGCTTTGCGAAGCAGGCCGCGAACTTTGGTTACCACATACAGGAAAGTTTTTACCGCAGGGTGATGGAGCTTGACGGCCATGAGGTCGATCGGTTTATCTTCATCGCTGTGGGAAAGGAGGCACCATACAAAGTAGGAATTTACGAACTCGACACCGAGAGCCTGAACGAGGGCGAGGCGGCTGTCCAGTATGCGCTGGAGCAATACGCGATAGCGCAAGCCAACAACGAGTGGGGCTACGATTACGGGGAGTTGACGACGATCCGTATCCCGCCTTGGTCGTTCAAATTTACAGAGGCAAACTAAGTCAAGGAGACACATTATGCCAATTTCATTCGGATCAAGTGACACAGAAAGCAACGGCGTCTACATTCGTGGAAACCTGCCGCAAAACCGCTGGTGGGCCAAAACGGAAGCCGGAGACGAGACAATCGACATGGATCGAGGTTTCGCCTGCGACATCAAGGAGGTTGTCTTCGGATGGCTTCACATCGATGTGGGCGTTCGTGACTGGCAGCCGTGGCCATCGCCTAGCCAAAGCATTGCGAAGCCAAGCGAAAGCCATAAGCAAGGCTTTAGCGTCAAGTGTTGGCTTGCTGACGGGCGTGAGGCGGAGTTTAGCGGAAACTCTTACGGATTACGCGAGTTCATTGCGAAGCTCTACAACAAGGCGGAGACAATGGAAGAGTTCAACATGGGCAAGGTGCCGGTCGTCCAAGTGACGTCGACAACACCTGTCGTCGTGGGCAAGGGCACGTCGTATGACGTCGGCTTCAACATCCGCACTTGGATCGATAAGCCAGCGGGCGGAGAGCCTGTGCCGGAAGCGCCTGCGCCTGCGCCAGTTGCAGCGGCAGCGGCACCCGCACCAGCGCCGGCAGCGCCAGCCGAGGGGAACAACTTCGGGTTCTAATAAATGTAATAACGTGGGGCGCTACGGCGCCTCACGCACAACGACGCACAGGGAAAACGAATGTCAGAAGCATATTTCAACAAGGTACTCGACGGCGCGGTGCACGATGTCATCGCATCTATGAAAGGTGGCCGGAACGAGAACCTCAACAAGGCTGCGTTTGCGATCGGGCGGCACGCGCACCTCTCACCAGCCAACATCGATAACGCAATCCTGCAGCTCCACACTGCGGCGCGTCAAATTGGCCTCAAGGATTTCGAAATAAAGTCTACCATTGGCAGCGGTTTTAAACGCGGGGGCGAAAACCCAAAGCAGCTAGAAAGCTCGGATATACAACCGTATATACCAAGCGAGCTGGAGCGCCTCATCGCTAGACTGGCAAGTCAAGACTTGATCGTGCGCGACGAGGAAAGCCGCAACGACAAAATAAAGAAGGCGCAGGACGCGTGGGAGCGCGCCGTGCCAATCACACGCGAAAACCTAGACGCCGTAAAGCCTGCGCTGCTTTACCTTAACTCGCGTGGCCTGCGCGCGTCATCCGCCGTTGGCATCGCAAAGTTCACGCCAAACGCATACGACGGGCCGGCGATTATCTTCGCCGCGACAACGCCGGAAGGCACAATCGAAGGCATACAGCAGGTGCTCCTCACGCCAGACGGCAAGAAGCGCGAGGTCAACGGGATCTCGAAATACTCGCGCGGCGTGTTAGCGGGAAATGTAATGCAAATCGGCGAAACGCAAGGCGATCGCCCAATCTGCATTACCGAGGGGCCAGAGGACGCGCTTAGCATCAGGCAGGCGGTCGGCGAAGACGCAACCATCGTCTGCACGTTTGGCAAGGCGGGCATGGCGACGTACACGCCGCCACGCGCATCAGACGTTACGATATGCGCCGATCCGGATTTAGACGTGCACAAGTGCGTGGACGTGCTAAAGGGTGACGGCAGCACGCAGGTGCACGTCGTGCGCTTCGATCAGCTTGACCAAGAAAACGTCAAGGACGCAAACGACTACCTACGCGAGGCCGGCGAAACAAAATTGCGTGAGGCGCTGGCAACCGCGCAGCCTTATGCCGTTATGGCGGAGCAGCAGAAGCAAAGCGAGCGCCAGTGGCCAACTGAGTTCGAAATCGTCGACCCATCGCTCATACCGAAACGCCGATGGGTTTACGGCAAGCATTACATACGCGGCTACGTCAGCGTCCTTGCCTCGCAGGGTGGCATCGGTAAGACGTCGATGCAGCTCGTGGAGGGCGTGTCCGTCTGCCTCGGGCAGGCTCTGTTAGAGGAGCCAGTGCACGAGCAGTGCAACGTCTGGATCATCAACGGCGAGGATCCGCTGGAAGAAATGCAGCGTCGCCTCGCAGCCGTCTTCATACACTACAAGATAAAGCCAGAGCAAATCAAAGGGCGCCTCTTCGTCGACGCGGGACGTGAACTCATGATCCAGTTCGCAAAGCAGACGCGTGACGGCATCCTAACGGACGAAGACATGCTCGAGTACATGGTCACAAAGATTAAAGAGAAAAACATCGGCTTGGTCATCATAGACCCGTGGGTCAGCTTCAACGACATCAATGAAAACGACAACGTCGCGATGAACGCCGCGGTGTCGGCGGCTCGCTGGGTCGCAGACCAGACCGACGCCGCAGTCGTATTAACGCACCACATACGCAAGACAAACGGGGAAGACGCAACCATCGACAGCGTCCGCGGCGCCGGATCGCTGATCGGTGCAGCCCGTGCGGCGCGCGTCATCAACAAGGTTAGCCAAGAAGACGCCCTAAAGCTCGGCGTAAACGAGCAGGAAAGCCTCGGCATATTCCGCGTCGACGACGGCAAGGCGAACCTCGCGCCACCGGCGGCGAAGGCCGTGTACAGGCGCATGCAGGGCGTGGAGCTACCAAACGGCGAATACGTGGGCGTCTGCGTGCCGTTCAAAATGCCCGACCTCTTCGACGGGGTCAGCGCACGCGACGCGCAGGCCGTGCAGCGCCTGATCGGGCAGGCCGCCGAGCGGCAGGAGCCGTATCGTTTAGACGCGCGTGCGAACCACTGGGCGGGTAAGTGCGTCGCCGTGCAGCTTGACCTCGACATGGACAAGAAGCACGAGAAGGCGAAGGCGAAGGCCATCTTGGCCAAGTGGATCGAGACGGGCGTGCTAAAGGTGGAGGAGTGGCCAGATAAACGGCAGGGGCGCGACGTTCAGTGCGTTGTCGTGGGCGAGTGGATTAGCGCGTCGGAGATAGGGGGCTAATGTGGAAACGTTTAACCCTAAGATGGAAGCCATGGCCGCGCAGATCCATTATTACGCCAGTCGGCGCGAGTGGGACATCTCGGCGCGTGAGCTGGCGGACTTGCTCGGCGTGCATCACCTGCACATCATATCGATAACAAATCGTAAAGGCTGGACGCATCGGCTGCGCAGGACGGCGCTCGATCGAACAGCGCCAAAGCTAACAGAGGGAGACGAGTGGCTATGACTAGACCGTTTTACGAGACAGCCGAGGATCGCAAGAACGAGCGCAAGCTGGCGCATCTGATCGAGGTCAACTACAAGTGCATTCTACGCAAGATGCCGATAAAGCTGTCTCTCGACTTCATGGCGATGCGCGACGGGCGTGCGGTCGCGTTCGTGGAGGCCAGACAGCGAAAGACGGCGATGCACAGGTATCCAACGTATATGCTGTCGCTCTACAAGGCGATGCAGGCGCGCTCACTCACGATGACGACGGGCTTACCCTGCTTCCTCGCCGTGCAGTGGTCTGACAAAGCCGGCATCGCACAACTGCCGCCAGCGCACGAACATATGCACGTGGAAATGGGCGGCACGACGCGCAGAGACGATCCACAAGACATCGAGCCTATGGTACACTTTGACATAGCAAACTTTAAGGAGCTGAAGCTATGACACAGATAGTACGTGAGATCCATGCAGACGAGGACGACCGCCTAGAGTTGGGGCGTATCGTGTGGGACGAGGAAGTCGAGGGCGCGGTCATCGAGTGGTGCGCAGACGAGATGCCGCTCATGTCGGAGGCCAGCGACGATATGACATTCGTGATGGAGGTGTTGCGTGGGCTCATGGCCGACGTGTGCATGGCGCAGGCGCTTAACCAAGCGCTGCTGAAACAGGGCTTCTCGGGGACGTATCACTAGCGTTTTCGGGTGGCGTTTTATGCTTCCTCAGTCTCCTCAGTTAAAGTGAGGTGGATTGAGGAAGTGAGGTAAAAGAGGCCGTTTTTATCTCCTCCTCAGTGTTTACGTATATATACGTAACTGAGGAGGAAGATACGGACTGAGGTGAATGCAACTGAGGAAGATCGTGGAAGGAGTTTGCTGGCATGGCAAAGAAAGCGACGAAGGCGAGGGTTGGCTATAAGGACGTGAAGGCGCGTGGGACGCTGAACAGTGAGGAGCGTAGGATTAGTGCTGGCGTGTGGGGGCAGTTGCGTCCGCTCGATGAAAAGGCGAGGACGAAGATAGAGCGGTGGGGCGATACGTTGCCGGATCTGGTGTCTCCGGATTTAGCTGGCCGCTTCGAGGCGGCATACGAGGCGCTCAGGGAGCGTGTGGATGCGGATGACGTGGTTGGCACTAATCAGATAGCAACGCAGCTCATGAGGGCGTGGGACGTGCTTGAGAAGGCTGCGGAGGATGCGGGGCATAAGCCGCTGCCGCCGCATGCGTATTGTGTGCAGTGTGAGGAGGTAATCGTGTGCTTCGCATTGCACGGGGCGGCGGAGCTGCGGAAGAAGTATCCAAGCTGGATCGTCTACAGCTTCGAAGACGCGGCGCGCATCATACGATTTGACTGGACGGAGACTTTCCTGAACAATGCGTTCAACACGTTTCCGAACTCAAAGGTGACGCGTATGGTGCGCGACGGAGACGATCGTATAAACTGGGATTTAGGAGGAGATGACATTCCATGGTAACGAGAGACGAGATACTGGCGATCGCAGAAGGCGTGATCAGCGGTGAGCGTGACGCGGACTACGGCGACGCAAAGGACAACTTCCAGACGATCGCGGCGTTGTGGTCGTCCTATCTGGATCACGACTTCACGGTGGTCGACGTGGCAAACATGATGATGCTGCTAAAGATAGCGCGTAGTAAGACGTCGCCACGCAAGCAGGATCACTGGGTCGACATCTGCGGCTACGCCGCGTTGGTAGGGGAGATCGTCAGCGATGGTCGGTGAAGTCGGCAAGGCAAAGATCGCGGCGTTGGAAGAGATAGGCGAGGACGAGCTGTTCGAGCAGATCGCGCGCGGCAAGAGCATACGTAAAATCATGCAAGAGCAGAGCATCGGGTACAAGCTCTGGGCGAAGTGGCTAGACGCTAAGGCTGGCAGACGTGATCGCTACGCGTCTGCGCAGTTGGAGGCTGGACATTACTACGCCGAGCGTGCAGTCGATACGGCGCAGAACACAGATCCGTCGATGGTCAACGTCGCGCGTCTGCAAGTGGACACAGACAAGTGGATGGCGTCCAAGCTGAACGCGCAGTACGACACGCGGCAACGTGACGTGGCAATCAACATCAGCGTGAACGACTTGCACGCGCAGGCTGCGGCGTTACTTGGCGACGTGATTGAGGGTGAAGCTGTGGAGGTGGACGATGACGACGCATAACGAGATCAAGGTGATCGACATAACGGAGCACGAGGATGGCTCTGCGACGCTGAGCGTGGATATGTCGAAGGAGCTTTACGCGTTCTTCTTTGAGCACGGGTTTCGTCAGGTGTTGTTACGTGCTCTCGAAATGGAGCAGGGTCGTGATGACGTGTAGACGGAGAAAACGCACACTGGCTCACAGTCACACATGCGTGCGCGCGAATAGAACAAGCGTTCAATTAAGTCAATCCGCCGACGCGCTGCAACGCGGCGAAGACACAACATCTTGTGCCATTGCGTTATTTGCATGGCTCGATAATACGCTGCATCGCGCAAACGCCTTATTTATATGTCGCATGCAAGAATTGGAATTTAACATAATCGACATTATCGGAGCGATCTATGCGTTTTCTGCATACCGGCGCCAGACGCGGCGTTTTGACCCCCCCCTTCGCGCAGATCGCGCCGGTGCTTTTGCTAATGACCCCTCCACGCACCCCCACCCCCCCTTTCCGTAATCAGGTGTTAACATGACCCCGCAAAAAAAATCCCACGATAACCCGTTCATCACGTTAATGCGTCGCTACCGTGACGACCCCGTCGCGTTTGCCCGCGAGGTCATCGGCATCGAGCCGGACGAGTGGCAGACTGAGCTTTTGGACGCCATCGCCGCCCCCGCTGAGCGACGTATTACGGTGCGTTCTGGCCACGGCGTAGGTAAGTCCACGGCGGTTGCCATGGCGGCTGTGTGGCATGTGCTGATGCGCGTGCCGAGTAAGACCGTTGTGACCGCCCCCACGAGCTCCCAGTTGTTTGACGCCTGCTTCGCGGAGATGAAGAACGTGGCCAAGCGCTTGAAGCCTCCGTTTAACGACCTCCTCGAGATCAAGAGTGATCGCATTGAGCTGAAGAGCCAGCCCGAGGCCACGTTTATTTCGTGCAGGACGTCACGCGCCGAGCAGCCGGAGGCGTTGGCGGGTGTTCACAGCGAAAACGTGCTGCTCATCGCCGACGAGGCGTCTGGCGTGCCCAACGCCGTCTTCGAGGCCGCGTCAGGCTCAATGTCTGGCCACAATGCGACGACGGTTCTGACGGGCAACCCGACGCGTAACACGGGTTTCTTTTACGACACGCACAATCGGTTGCGTGAGGACTGGTACACGATGCATGTGAGCTGCGTTACAAGTCCGCGCGTAAGCGAGGATTTCGTTGAGGACATGAAGAAGCGTTACGGCGAGGACAGTCCGGCGTATCATGTGCGTGTACTTGGCAACTTTCCCCCGAGTGAGGAGGACACGGTTATTCCGGTGTCGCTGATCGAGCACGCGATGAACAACGAGATCCGCCTGAGCGACGACACGCCAGCCATATGGGGTTTGGACGTTGCGAGGCAGGGCAACGACAGCAGCGTGTTGTGTAAGAGGCAGGGGCCGGTGATCCATCCGC